ATCTTGCATATACAGGTTTAAATATTGCTGGAAACCTTGGTGTCGATACTCCAATACCTCCAAAATTTGTTAGCCCTAATAAAGATGAGCGTATGATGGATGCGTTTATTGAGCCATTTGGCGCACCAGCTGCATTAGCTGTTGAGTATGGTAGGGCATTAAGAGATTTTACAAATGGTGATGTATCTGATGGTGCTGATCGATTGAAGTATGCATTACCATTTATTGGCTTGCCCATAATTCGTGATGATATGCGCGAGTTTGTTGGCAGTGTTGGACGTAATTGATTGTGCGTTGTGTAGTGCATTATTGCTATGATAGGGGATTAGCATGACTATTAATTTAAGTGATAACAACCCTCGTATATCGTACACTGTCGCGGCTGGCGTTACTCAGTCTGCGTTTGTTGTGCCGTTTGAGTTCTTTGAGGATGAAGACCTTAACGTATATGTTGATGAAACTCTTCAAACATTAACAACGAAATACACAACTGCTGATGATTCTGGCAATACCATTGCACACACATCAGGCACGACTGGTTATATTCACTTTACATCAGGTAATGAAGTTACTGGCATATCTGGTGGCAGCAAGGTTGTTATAACACGCGATGTTGAGCTTGAGCGTGTAACTGACTTCCCAACATCTGGCCCATTTGATGTCGCCACTTTAAATACAGAGCTTGATAAGTTTATAGCAATTGCAGCTGACCTTGATGACGCTGTAGGTCGTACTATTCGTTTGACAGATTACGATACAACTGGTGCTTTAAATCTTGAGTTGCCATCTGCATCTGATAGAGCTGGAAAATTCCTATCATTTGACGCAAGTGGCACGCCAATTGTTGCTTCATCTTCTGGTGACTACAAAGGTGCTTGGTCGGCTGGCGTTGCTTATGCTGTAGGAGACACAGTTACAGACACAACAACAAACAATGTGTATCGGGTTAGTGCGGCTCACACATCTGCTGGTGTGTTGCCATTAGATACAAATGTAAATTCATCTAATTATGTTTTGTTCATTGATGTTGCCACATTGCAAACATCATTGATTGAAAGTGTGGCGGCTGATACCGCTACAGCATTGGCAATAGCGTTAGGATAAGGAAATGGCTAACACCTTCAAACTGAAAACTAATGGGTCTATGCCAGCCGCAGCTGGTACGCCCGATGCTTTATATACGGTTCAACCGTCAACAACGTCGGTTATCATTGGCTTGACGCTAGCAAACAACGACACATCCAGTATTACGGTTGATGTAAAGATTGTGTCAACGACTGTTGATACTGAAACAAATGAGACTGTGTTTGTTATTAAAGGCGCACCCATTGTTGGCGGCGGATCGCTGGAATTGATGGCCGGTAACAAATACATCTTACAAACTGGCGACATCTTGCAGATTGACAGTGACACATCTGCAAAAGTTGACGCAACATTGAGCATTATGGAGATTACCTGATGCCGTATTTAGGTAACGCACCATCAGCCGCCTTTCAGTCTGTTGCCTATCAGGATTTGACAGGCGGCACTGGCACTAGCTTTACACTCAGCCACGCTGTTTCATCAGCGCAAGAGTTAGAGGTTTTCGTAAACAACGTGCGCCAAGAGCCAACTGTGGCATATACAGCCGTAGGCACAACGCTGACTATGACTGGCACGATTGCGGCAACAGATGATTTCTATGTTGTGTTTCAAGGCAAGGCTGTTGGTAGTGTTAGCCATCCAACAACATCGCCATTAGCGGCAACGACTGGTAACTTTACTGGCAATGTCACATCTAGCGGCACGGTAACAGCCACATCATTCAGCGGTGATGGGTCAGCATTGACTGGTGTGTCGGCTGGTAAGGTTTTGCAAGTAAAATCAATCAATAAAACTGACACACAAAGTCTATCTAGTTTAACATTCCAAGATATTACAGGATTGGCACTTAGCATAACCCCATCATCAACATCTAGTTATATTCTAGCTTTTGGTACAATACACATTGGTAGCTCAAGTTCTGGTGATTTTGGGTACATAAGATTAGAAAGGGATATTGGTGGCACACAAACAAATCTTGTTGGTGATACTGATGGCGCAAGAGTGTTTTGTACCACAGCATTTAATTATAATGTTCAAAATGCCAGTGCTTTGACCCCAGCAAACTTTCATTATTACGATTCGCCAGTCACAACATCTCAAATAGATTACAAACTTACATTTCGCAGTGGCTCTGGTGCTTACGCTGTTTATATAAATAGGACGCATACAGACAGAGCATCAACTAACTACGACTGGCGAACCGTTTCTAATCTTACACTTATGGAAATAGAAGGGCCGTAAAAATGCAACACGAGGCAATATACTCACTGCATTCAAATGTTGTTACAATTAACGGTAGCGGTTCTGACGCTGTTGCCAAGGATGCTGATGGCAACGTTGTATCTTGGGATTCCTCTGCGGTGGCAACTAAGGAAGCTGAGTTGCTAGCGGCTTTTAATCTGGATGAATTACGCACAGAGCGTAACCGTCTTATTGCAGAGACTGACTGGTGGGATATGTCTGATACGCCAACAATGACTGAGGCTCAGACTACATATCGTCAGGCATTGCGTGATATTACTGATAGCTATTCAACATTGGACGATGTGGTATGGCCTACAAAGCCGGAGTAAGATATGGCACTTTCAAAGCTAAGGTCTGAAAGCATAGACTTAACTGATGACTATGCGTTTACTGGTACTGTCACTGGTGCTGGGTCTAACAGCGGTTTCAAGTTTATCAAAAAGTTAACAATCAGCAGCATAAGCGGTTCGTTTGATGCGACTGATCTGTTTAGCGCAGACTACAATCATTACAAGTTGATTTGGGAAATTGATAATTCTGTCGACGATGTAAACACTAACTTTGGTTTGATTAAAGCGTCTGATGGCACTCTAGATACAGGTGCCAATATTGATTATGCGTCACATGGTATTGACCCTGATGGATCAGGTAGAAATTATTATGCTAACAACAAACCATATTTCCAAGTTGAGTCGGCTGACGATGCAAACGTACATAAGCACTTTATGGAAATGAATGTCTTCGACCCATTCAACGCTGAAAAGACAAACTTTGCTGGATTTGGTGTTTACACAATTAATGCCAATAGTGACACAGTATCATACAACTTTGCGGCAATGTCTCAGGTTACAACAAGTTACTCAGGGATAAACATATACGCTTCTACAGCCATTGGCGGCGCAGTGAACACATCGAATGTAATCACTGGCAGAGTTATGGTTTATGGAATAGCGGAAAGTTAAGGAGAGGCAGATGCCCTATCTTGGAAATCAACCAATCAGCGGCGGCTATCACAAGCTAGATAACCTGACTGCATCTGCGACTGATACCTACGCGTTAACGCTTGGCGGCTCTGCCTACTATCCGGCAACAGCCAATCAGCTTATGGTTTCCTTGAACGGTGTTATCCAAGCCCCGCAAGATTCGTTTACTATTAGTGGCAGTAACATTGTATTTGCCAGCGCATTGTCAGCTAGTGACAGCATCGATTTTATCATGTCGTTTGGTGATGTGTACGGCATTGGCACTCCGGCTGATGGCACGATTACTGATGCTAAGATACAGTCAATGGCTGCGTCTAAACTGACTGGTGCATTGCCAGCCATTGATGGTTCTGCTTTGACTGGTGTAGGCAGTAATGTCAAAGAACAACTTGTGATGCTTTGCGATGGCGAAAATTACACAGTATCAAGTGGAACTTATACAGCAGCAAATGTGACTGTAAAGCAAGACATGACTACTACTTATGCCGATATAACTGGCTCAAGCATATCGTATACACCGCCAAGCGGCACAGTTTGTGTACTTTATGAGTTTATATTTGCATATGTTTTCATAGATGACCACGCCATAAGCCATTTCAGACTTTATATTGATAGTGATGAAGTCACTGACCAAAGGCAAACTATTGCCTGTCAAAGTAGGCCGCAATGGCAACAAAGCCTTAGATACATAATACCGATTGGCGGTACTGGAAGCACAGCAACAGGTAGACAATCCACTTGGACAACAGCCAAAACACTAAAAATACAAGGCCGTGATTACGGTGGCAGCAATGATGCTGAACTTCATACCGCTGAGCATTGGGATGGAACTTCGTTTAGTGGTGTAATCAAACCAAAACTTTTAATTACGGCACTGGGCTAGGAGACTGATATGGCACTTATAAGATTAAACAATCAGTCCCTGACCGGCGTTACTGGGTTGCCTCTGCAAGTCCGACAAACTCAGTTAACTACTGATAGCACTTTGTCATTGTCTGCTGCAACAGACACTGTTGTAACTGGCTTTACCGTAAACATTACCCCAACATCAACATCAAGCATTATCAAATGTGAAGCAATGTTTATGGGTGAGTTTGGTGATGATGACCCTAACTCTTACAATCATTTGTTTTTCTTTTATAGAGACACAACTAAGTTAGGTTATACAGGTACGGCTGGTAACAGAAACTTTGGTGTTGCGCCAGCAACAAGGACAATTGATATAGAAAACCAAGGCACCTCAATAGAAACTGCTTATCTTTCATTTTTTGATAGTCCAAGTTCTACATCACAAATAACATATAAACTTGGTGTCAGCGCAGAACTTGCTGATACTTTGTATATCAATAAAACTGTCAACGCTGCTGATAACTTTAATCAAGAACGTGGAACATCATTCATTTCAGTAACGGAGATAGCTGGCTGATGAACGAGGAAAACAAAGTTATCGTTGACGTTGCGGCTGGCACAGGCACCGTAGCTGCTTGGCTTGAAATGGCACCAGATGCGGTGGCTTTGGTAACTGGCTTGTGGGTTTTGATACGGATATGGGAAACCGACACCGTTAAGAGGTTGCTTGGTAGAGATGTTTAAGGCAATCGTATTAGCGTGTAGCGTGATTGTGCCACAAGATTGCTGGGAGTATCACGACACAAGAGGCCCATATCAAGACAGGGAACAATGCGTTAGTCGTGCGTATGAGATGGGTAATAATATAGCTCAGATACATGAGGGCAAGATTATGCCTCGGTCTTACAAGTGTAAAATATTAAAAGGCACACAGTTATGATCCTTCCAATAGTAAATGCGGTGGCTGGAATTGCTGGTTCGTGGGTTGAATCTAAGATTGAGACACAAAAGGCAAAGACGGAAGTTGCCAAAAAGGTGGCGGCTGGTGAAATGGAATGGAACCAGACTATGGCTGCTGCAAGCTCCTCATCGTGGAAAGATGAGTGGCTCACCATCCTTGTCAGCATCCCCCTCATCCTCGCCTTTACAGGACATGAAGACATAGTTCAGCGTGGCTTTGCTGCACTTGACAGTATGCCAGATTTCTATAAGACTGCTGTCGGTGTTGTATTTGCAGCATCTTTTGGTGTTCAACAGCTGACAAAGATGTTTAAGAAATGATTGATGAACTTACTTCCCTGATTGCTCGTCATGAGGGGAAGGTGCTTACAATGTATACTGATACAGTTGGAGTGCCTACTATTGGATACGGTCATAACCTTAATGAACCAATCTCTGAAGCAGCTGCGCTTCAAATATTATCTGATGACGTTGCGGTTGCAGTCAACGAACTCGATGATCGAATGGATTGGTGGCGTGACTTACCACACCCTGCACAGCTTGTCTTAGCATCGATGGTGTTTAACCTTGGCTGGCCTAGATTCTCACGTTTTAAGAAAATGATTGCAGCTTTAGAAGATCGTGATTACGATCAGGCAGCGGCAGAGATGGAAGATTCTCTTTGGTTTCAGCAAATCAAGTCTCGCGGTGATGAACTGAAACAGCTTATGTTGGAATGCAATGACGCTTTGTGATACACAAATAAGAGAAGCAGTTAAACTTTATGAAGAGCATGGAACATTCAAAGCCGCTAGTGAAGCTAGCGGTATTCCTTTAAATACTCTTCATAACCGTTACATTAAAGCTAATCAGCTTGAAGAGAATAGACCTCTTGATCATCCGGCATACGAACTTACGCCGCTGCCGCATGATGACATACCAGTTGATCAGATAGTTGATCAGCTGCACGGCAGATTTAAGAAGCGCAAAGCCAACAAAGAAGCAAAGAAATGGATACCGATTAAGATGAAATCGGATGAACCCATTGGCTTGCTGTGGATGGGCGACCCTCACATCGATGATAACTATTGCGACTGGGATTCATTACGCTCACACCTGGCTTTAATTCAGTCTACACCGGGCATGTTTGGTTGTAACCTAGGTGACTACCAGAATAACTGGGTAGGCCGCCTAGGACGCTTGTACGGCGAACAAGACACATCTCATAAAACGGCATGGCGTTTGGTTGAGTGGTTAATTCAAGAGATGAACCCGCTTATTCTCATTGGCGGCAATCATGACATGTGGTCTGGTGCTAGTGATCCCCTTAAATGGCTTGCCAGCCCTCATGCCATCCTTGAGGATTGGGAAGCTCGCGTTGAGTTGCAGTTTCCTAACGGCAGAAACTGTCGCATCCATGCCGCGCACGACATGCCGGGCCACTCCCAATGGAATGCTCTTCATGCTCAGAATAAGATGGCGCGATTTAAGAGCAATGCTTCGCTGTATATCAGTGGACACAAGCACAACTGGGCGTTGGGTCAGATCGAACTGGTGGAAGAGGAAACCACAACTTGGCTTGCTCGTGCCAGAGGATACAAATACCACGACACCTATGCGTTCACCAAAGGATTTGAACAGCAGAAGTTTGGGCAAGCTATCCTTCAAGTCATTGACCCTCATAACACTAGTCCTGTTTCATGGGTACAATGTTTTGCTGATCCTCATGATGGCGCAGACTACCTTCAATATCGCAGATCGCTTCGTAAGTAATAGCAGAATAGCCAGCTATATCTAGCCAGCTGTCAGCTGATCTGTCAGTCTTCATTCTTGCTATCTTTAGCAGCATCATCATAATGCCTACATCCTGTACGCTGAACCCTGTGCCTTTGTATTCTGACCATAGGTTGGCAATGTTCTGTAAGTTGTATGATGCGCTGCCGTAGTTGTCTCCACGGTTGACGACTATCTCTTGCACTTTTTCAAGGAATTGTTTTTTATTCATAGCTTTGCCATCCTGTATGTACTGTTGTTGCTTTTGGATAATAGCGTTGATGATCCTCATCAACTACATCATCAGCAAATGCGTCAGGTTCAAACATCTCAGACCATTTGGCTTGGCTTTTTAGTGCTTGTTCTTTCTGGTAGCTTTCATGAAAGTTACGCAGCATTCTGCCTTTGTCAGACAGGTCTTCATCTTTTGTTTTGAATCGTGTAAGTCCCATAGATACCTCCATAGAAAAGGGAAGGGCAGTTAGCCTACCCTTCCCTGATATTAATTGAAAGTGTTTTTAGAAGGGGATAGTGTCATCCAGACTTTGGCTGACAGCTGGGCTAGGTGCAGCTGCTTGCGGTGAGCCACCCTGCTTTGCTTCGCGCTTGAGTGACAGATACTTTGTACCCTTCTCTGATTCTGATCTCCATGCTGCTAGGCGCATATCGCCATCCATTGGGCCAGAGTATGCTGGCTGCTTGTTGGCGTCTGTTGCATCTTCATTCATGTACAGTACACCCACACGCTGATACACAACAAAGACATCGCGTCCCTGTTTGTCTGTGTCTGTGACAAGGGCAAGAGACTTCTTGCCTTCACCATCGAAGTCTAGACTGCCTGTTAATAGCAAGCGTTGTTGCTCCATTGGGGGGAACACAGCCCCCCGGTTTGTGTTATCGTAATCCACTAAAATGCCTCCTTGTTGGCTGTGGGTTTAACATGCACGACTGTGCTGCGAGAACCTTTTGATGCCTCGTTTGCATCATCATCTTCTGATGGCAAGCCGAGTGCAGATTGTAGGCCGTACCGTTTGGCATATGTAATGCCGCTACCCATCTTCTGTGGGTCAGTTGGGTCTTTGGAACGGATGGGTGTGCGTGATACACGCTGCTCACCAGATGGCGCGTGTATCAGCACAGTGCGTACAAACGTCATACCAGTGTCACCATTGAACTCAAAGTCAATCTCTTGAGTGAAGCAGATACCAAACTGTGTGGCTTGTGTGGCTGCTTCAATCACTGCTTCTAATGAAGCATAGTTGTTTTTGAAGTGTGGGTTCTTCGAATCTTTGCTGGCTTTAATTGCCAGCTTCTGGAACTCAAGCAATGCTTGAGCCAGATTCTGTGGGGCTGCGGATGCAGCTTTAGGTTGTTGTGCCATGATCATACCTCATTTGCTTCTGGCTTGATTGTAATGCGACAAGCACCGCGCTTGTCACGCTTGATAGTTAGTAGGTCACAGAACACTTCACGTTCATCATCCATGATCAGTGACTTTAATTCTTTCTTACATGCTTCATGCTCTTTGGCTTTGGCTACAGTCATTACATAGTCATGTGCCAGTGACATGAAGTGGTTGTCGTTGTTAGCATCTCTGGCTTTGAGGCCATCGATCTTGACCTTTGACCAGTCAATCTTCCATGTGTCTACATCATAACTAGGCTCGGTCTTGCTAGTGACCAACTGCCAGAACTCCTGACAACGCTTGACAACTACATCAAAGTAGTCTTGGTCAAACTCGATACGAGCATACTCAATCTCATTGCCAAAGATTACTGTAAGGTATGCGCTGTCAATCTTAGACAGTGCCATGTACAGCTGCACCTGTGGCATGTATGTGTCCAGCATGTCGGACATCGATCTGTTGCTGCTGGTGTGCTTGGCTTCGATGATTGATGTGAGGCCATCTTCCGAGACAGCAATGCCATCGACTGTACCTTTGAATGGTACACCATGTATCACTTCTCTGAACTCATGCTGCGTCATAACCTCTGACCCATCAACACCACCATGTCCTGTATCCTGACAGAACCATGCAATGTTGAACGCCTCAGTGTATGTACCCAGCCTGACCTTGAAGATGTGATCAAGCTCTACAGGCTGCTGCTTGCCCATCTTGACCATCCACAATTCGTGCCAGTCTCCACGCATAATGCTGTAAAGATCTGAGCCTCCGATAAATCCTACTCTATTCATAGTACCTCCTATGTCTATGGTGGTGTGACTTCGCGGTGAATATTTTGGATGTAGTCACACCACCTATCGACCAGACAAGCCGTCACAAGTTACACCCAAAATATGCTGCATTGTTGCACACAAATTTATGTATTGCAAACAGTTATCGAAACCTTGAATGTGCTACGATCTTTTTGATTAGGCCATCCACATCGATGGGCTGGCCTAATCTTTCTTTTCTAGTGACGAAGTATTGCAATGATGCGATGGCTGGCTTGCTTCGATCATGACGCCAATGAGATAATTTCGTGGCATCGGCAATGAAACTATCCACAGTATAACCCAGAGCAAGCAGCTTAGAAGCAAGATGTTCCTGACGCATGTCATAACGAAATCCTTTGCCCCAAATACTATTCACTAGCTCTTGATACTTTAAGCATAGTTCACGTTCATTATTGTCCATTGTAGTTTATCTTTGACCACATCACCAGCTGCTGTCTGCCAGACTTGCCTTTGCGTTTTGTTCCATCAACAATTACAAGCCCCTTTTCTTTCAGCTGTTTGTATCTTGCTGTTACTGTGCTGTACCTAATGTGTGGCATGTGGTCTAAAACATCATCAGATATGCAACCATTTGGAAACATATTGATTGCTTGCAACACTTTCTTTTCCATTCGTGTAACGTCAAGCTGCTCGGCAGCTGCGTGACTTGTAGATGGATCGTCATTGCGCACTAATTTGTATGCTGGTGTTTCAAATAAATTATTCATGCAAACCTCCTTACTTGTTGCATATATGCAGTATACATATCCTGTTGACAAATTCAACAGCTTCTGTCCATCATGATTCCGAGGCAATGTGTGTGGCCTCGTCATCATGAAGTACCTCAGTTGGCTGGATCGTTTACCTCCCTGCGATCCAGCCAATTATTTTTGCAGCTAATGGATTGCTGGCTTCGATACATATAAAGTTAGGGCCAGACTTTTGCTTCAGCAAATATATATCTGCTGGCTGTTCATTGTGCGTTGTGGTTAGGAAACTAAACCCACGCCCTTTTGCTTGATACTTAGATTCAGCAATTAAAACTCCGGCAGGGGTTTCGATCTGGATGTCTCCGGCAAACTTGCCACCCAGCTGTCCCGAGAGAGGCTGCCTTTCCGCTTTGGCCCCGCGAGTTTCGAGCCACTTGACCCACCATCTTTCGTGGTAGCTTCCTTTACTGCGCTGAGATGTTCCCATCCATGCTTCTCCATACAATCAAGACACCAAGTATTGTTGTTGCCAGTAATAACAAACCAATTGGTTGTGATATTGCAGTGACCACAAGTTGCTGCGTATCCAATTCTATTTCTTTTTGATTTCGATCTTTGCTTCGAGGGCATCTAACCAACATATAAGTAAGAAGTTTGAGGGAACACGCTTGTATTGTTCCCACTTGTGTACGAGTGATGAGGCGCAGCCGATGCGATCAGCTAGCTCTTCTTGTGACCAGCCACGATCATTGCGCAATGAGACTAATCCGCAGACTACTGAGTGCCAGCTGTTACTAATCTCTTTGGGTTTGCTGTAATGCGTAAACTCTGATCGCATTCATAACCTTCTTGGCTGTTGACAAACGTAAATCGCCACCAGCTAACGTCCTATAGTAAGTGCTAGTAGGTACGTTAGCCAGTCGAAACGCTTTGAGAATTGATAGGTTGCAGTCAGATGCAGCTGCAATAAGTTGATCCATATATGTTTTCATGCATGGACGTTACTGCATGTTTGCTACATCTGACAAGAGGTATTTACTCTTCTTTGTTTAAGTGAAACAAATTAGTCACTGCTGCTGCGCCATCTATTAGCTTGTGCATCTGGTCTACTGTCACTGTATTAGCACCATAGTGTTGCAGGTCTTCACCTATATCGTTTGATGCTTTGACTAATTCATCCACAGCCTCAAGCATTGATGGGTATTTGTTTTCGATTGAGAATAAAAGTGCTGACCTAACAGCCGCTTCTTTTTCTCTTTCTTTTTCATAGTATTCTATACGTTCTTCATGCGTCATTTCATGTAGTTCTTTTGCCATTACTTTACCGTCCCTTCTGGCAGTCCTAAGTATGTTACTGTTTTGTGCAGCTGATTGCTCCATTGTGAATCAAGAAACTTATGCTTGGTTTTTTTATAGCCATGCATAACAGTTGAGTGATCCTTGTTGATGAACCTACCAATCTCACTGTAGCTTTTGTCACAACACTTGGTCGCTATCCAATAGTAGATAAATCTAGCGTCTACTATTCTCCGCTCCCGACGGTTAGACATAAGCTCGTGTGTTTCTACATCATTCATGTAGCAAACAGCATCAACCACTTGCCGCAGCCGGGGAAACTTTGGTTTAGATTGATCCATCACACACCTCGCAGTATCACTGCCCATGCTTCATGTATCTTGGCACCATCATTATCTTTATGTCGTGCATACTGTGAAACGATTGGCCCAATGGTTGCGCATGCCTCTGCCCAAGTCATCATCTGTTGAGTTGGTGCAGTGCGGCTGTCGAACTCAAACACATTCACGCCATTGGCTGAGTATGTGTGATCGAATACATCATCGAATCGTGGTGTCATGATACCCTCCATACACGATAGCCGCCATCTCTTTGTGCGCGTATTGCACCTTTGCCAAGCGCATGCCTTCTTGCAATAGAGTTGCTAAGTGCGACAGCATCTTTTAATGTGTCAACGAATACTGAATCGCCCTCTTGCATTGCTTCTATAGTTTCAGAAAATTTTCCGCAACGACCCCTTTTCTCTTGGAGTGGAATATTCTTTTCGATCTTCATTACGCTACCTCCTTGCCATCAATCATAGCCTGATGATCTTCATGTGGTGTGACGTGCTTATCTTCCCATGCTGTAACAGCACGGTCGAGGAACACTTCACGCTTGAAGTTTGGATTGGTTTGGTCGAGATGGTCAGCCATCCGATCGATGTCGGATGGATGTCCCATCAGTGGGCCAAAGAAATCAGCAACGAACTCGAAGTGCTGCCGTGTGAATCGTGGATATTTGTCAGCCATTAGTACCTCCTTATATGTAGTTTGGCTCATTGTCATAGACTTCACCGAAGTCTGACCATTCTTGTTCCCAGTCAGGTTGACGCTCGTCTTGAGCGTCAGCCTCTTTGTTGTAGCATTCGCACTCGCCGCTGCGCACCTCGGCATAGCCGCAGTTCATTTCGCAGTCAGCTTCAACGATTGGTGGTGGCGTCATCATACCTCTCCTATGTCATAGATATCTATGTCATGCAGTTCTACATTACGATCTTCGATACCAACATTCGCTATTGCAATATCTCTAGCTTCTTCTTCTGTGTCAGCTTTAACTTGCATTCGTGTGCTTGATGTTAGTGTAAGTATTACATCGAATTGTTTCATGCCAATGCCTCATGATGTTTCCATACGAATGGGCGATAGTCTTCCATATACCCATCAGGTGATGGTATGTCGGCTGCCTTAGAGAATGCAGTCATAATCTGTACATTGAATCGACTGCCAATGATGCGTATGTCATTGCGAACAGTTTCGATGTCAGTCTTGACATCAACTGTGTCACCATCTGGATTGCCGCCAAGCAGCAGCCCACGCCCAGCCAGTGGTAGTGGGTAGTTCTTATGCATCCAGAAGTATTGATCATCAACAGAGTACAGACCTTCATCATCGACATATACATGATCATCAATGAAGTCGTAGTCATCGATATGATAGAGACGGACGACATCAAACGCACTGCAATGATCGCCAATGGTGGGTGAGATGTCCTTCCAGCTACCGCTGAAATCTATTTCAGTAACAGCTGATTGACCTGTGACGGTCGGGTCTATTAGATATGCTTTCATTTATAGTACCTCCTTGTGAACTATTATACTGCATTTATGCAACTAAACAAGTCACATTATTCACAATTGCTTGCTAGTAAATAAACTTTCTATGTTTTGGCCCAGCAGCAAGAGTAAATCCGTATTTGCTATGGAATGTCAGTTTGCTTTTGTCTTCTCTTCCATCGCCAGTTTCATACCAGTATTTTCTGTCAACACTGCCAACTGGTTGACTACGCAATCGGAGCAAACCATTTTTTCTCTGCTGTCTTTTTTCTAATTCGCGTTGCTTTTTCTCTTCTTCTTGCTTCATCATTTGAAACTTGTGATGATTGCTCCATGCTTGTGAGAAATACTTTGCAACCCATTCAGCGAATTGATCAGCATCCATTTCTAAATGCTGATAATACTTGTCCATAATAAACAACGCTTCACTGTGTATTGTTGTGCGTTTTTTAGTGTCTTCTTGCAATTCTCTTCTTGCTCTATTGGGGTTGTTTTTTTCACCCATAGCAACCCCCTTACAAAGTTCCATCTTTGTGGGATTTATATATCTCCCACGCTACACACGACCAGCTGACTATCATCAGCACTATCGATAAATAAAATACGATTGCAAATAATGACATCATTATCTCCTTGTGAAGCGGGGCTGGCAGTGGTAGTGCCAGCCCCTAGCGGTTCGCGTCCAAGTTCAACACAATTGATTGGACATTTTGTACATTTTAGCTAATTCAGTCACAGTCCTTTCTTTGTCTGTTGATGAAATGATTTGAAACGGTCGAAGTTCCTCACCAATAGTTACAGTTTAGTCAACCCCGGAGGGGACACAACGAGCCATAAAAAAGGCACGCTGAGAGGGAGAAGCTCAGCGTGCCAGTGGGGAGGAAAGTGTTGAGATCGGGGTGAGGCAGATTCCAAGAGGCGCAGCCGCCTGGAATCTGCCGAGCAGTTTCATATACAGCGTATATGCTGTGTCACCACATGCTCAGGTGGCAACGTAGTGTTAGCCCAGCCCCGAAGGGCTGGGCAGCAGCTGCTATGCAGCTGCGTATTTCTTCATCAACTCAGCTTTGCGCTTGGCATCAACTGATGATTGCTGCGGCTTGTTCTTCGGTGTGAAGGTATCGCCGGTGATGTCTTTGAACGTCTGCTTGTTCAGTGTGACATACTGTTGAAGCATCTCGATCTCGACCTCGATGTTCGTGATGCGTTCATCGATGCGGTCTAGCGCAATGTCATCGTAGTGCATTGCGCCTCGCACTGCGCCATACTTGGCGCAGATGGCGAGTGTGCCATCGCTCGGTGCTTCGTTAGCACCCGCGATGGTGATCGCATCATCGACCAGCTGGTCACGGTCTTTGGTCTTTTGTGTGAGCAGCCATTCGGCTTGCTCAACTGCTTTGCGCAGTAGATTTTGAGTGATATAGATAGAACCTCTGTGACAGTCAGGAAAGACGCTGCTGAAAGCTGAAGTGAAGTGGTTAGTAGTCTTGCTCATGATAAGCCTCCTTGTTGAGCTTGAGGGGATAAGCCCCCTCGGTAGATAGACCAATGCCGTGCAGCGGGGCGAGGATCAAACCTCCTCACGGTTGGCGAAGCCAAGTGGTGCGGAGGACGGTTTGACAGCGCAGCGTCCACGCAACGAAGTGCGGCATGCAGGCTATCCGAGGGGGCGTTCCCATCAAGCGGAGGAGGCGGTTCATGCAAGACGAATAACCACGCACACTCAGCGCATCAGCAAGTCTTTGCTGACACAGTGGTTCCCTGTGAGTGCTTTGTGAGAGACTTGCTGTGCGCAGTGTGAGTTGACAACGAGTATTTGCGTGTGGCATAAGGGGGGGGACACAGGGGGGGGTTTGTGCAAGAGGTTGAGGATGAGTAATCAGCTAGTCGTAACCGACAAACAAGCGCGGCTTGTGGATACCCTCGTAGCAACTGGTTGTAGTATTAAGGATGCCGCGCATGAAGCCGGTTATGCTAGCGGTGAGAGTGGTAGAGTGACAGCCAGCAAGACTTTGCGGCTGCCTCATGTGCAAGCGTATATGATGCAGAGAGTTGCAGAAACGCTCGGTCTGAATGCTACGACAGCCGCTGCGCGTCTCGTGCAGCTTGCTCAAGGGGCTAAGAGTGAGTACGTGCAGCTGGAAGCGAGCAAAGACATCCTCGACCGTGCTGGTTTCAAAGCCCCTGAGCGACACATGCACCTCCACGCTGGCGACATATCTGTAAGCATTGACCTGAGCTAGTGCGTGGTGGTGCGCATAGCGGCGTGTGGACGTGCAACCCTAGCAGCGCAATGCGCTGCGCGTGTTGCAACCCACACAGGTTATATGTGTGTGTAGCCCTGCGATCCTAGATCGCGTCGGCTACACGGAGACTGGCGAATATGTGCGTGGCAATTCGGTTCGGCATGGTGGTGGCCCCAAAAACTAGGTGGTGCCCCCCTCGACCCCGCCCTTCACTCTTGTAA